TCAATGTAAATTCGTGTCTTAGATCGCAAATTATTGATGTTTACAGACCTTTTATCATAGCTTTTAAACCACTCACGCTTGATGATTGCGCCTTCTGTCGGTGCAGGTCGTTGCTGATACAATGAAGCAAATGTTCTTGGATTCTTATCTCTTATTTCTTCAAGTCTTTCAAGCGAGTGCAATTGCGGAAACAATGCTTCTCCTATCTTGCGAGGATCATCAGCATTTTCGTTCGTTTCTTTTATTGCCGGTATGGTGACAACTTTCCACTTGCCTCCCTCTTCAACTGTGCCATCTCTGTCAAGCAATCGACCTGCAAGATCATCCATGTGCCTTCGTGTGATCGTGAATGCGACTCGTGAATCGTTGTGCAATCTCGCCTCAAGTTCATCGGTGTACCAATTGTAAACACGATTTCTGTATGTAGGTGAATAAGCCTCCTCATAGTTCTTGATGACATCATCCATGAGTGCCATCTTTGCTGGAGTTCCTGCAATACCACCACTCACACCAACAGAATACAGAAAACCTTGATTGTTTACCACTTCAAACTTCTCTGAATTTCGCACATACTGACCTTTCGCATCAGTAACCACATTCCTATCGTTAAGTCTTGTCTCTGGAAATATATCTGAATACTTTTCATCTGTCATAATGCGCTGAATCTTTCTGTTGTATTCAGCTGCTTTGGTTTGGTTGTACATCGTGAGAATGATCTGCTCATTTGGATTAATGCCAAGCGCATATGGAACAAGAAATTCAACCAACATCGTTGACTTCTGATGTTGTGGAGGCATGAAGATCATCAGATTGCTGTGCTTACCTTCAACAAACTCTTGCAAGACACCACACGCATATTTATGATGCCAGTTCCACACTACATCTTTATTCTGAAATAAATACTTTAAAAATGTGAAATAGTCATCTCTGCACTCATCAATGCGAAGCCATTTCAGTAATTGCAGCTTTCTGTCAAGCAGATCATTTGCCATCCTTTTCTTTGAGCAGTTTGTCGATTTCTTTGATCTCTGCAAGAATGTCTTCCTTGCTTGGTCTTTTATCTTCAATCCTTATGTTCTGATTCGCCTTGCCATCAAATGTCTCCAAATATAACTTGATGGCATTCATAGCAGCATTCGGGTTTTTGCCCATTGCAATCTGAAACATCTTCAATGCCATTGCTTCTTCTTTAGGGACTTTGACCTTAATGCTATTATCAAGTATCTGGACATCTTTCTTGTCAAACGTCAACCACCCATCTGATAGAGCTACCTTTTCAAGTTGCTTCTTTAATGATGGTTTGCGCCCCTCTCTGTTTATGTTCTGAGGATTCTTGTCAAAGCCATTAGTAGAATCCTCTGGTCTTATATTCCCTTTTCCTCCCGGCATTTACGCTTGTTTTTCGCTTGCTAATAACCGTTTTCTGTATTTTTCAGTAACGTCTGTTCCATTTCTAAACAACTGTATGTCCTCATCAAGTTTCAACATTCTGTCTATTCCAACCTGACAATACTTTTCATCAATCTCTATTCCATAGCAATTGCGCTCTAATTGATGTGATGCGACCATTGTTGAAGCCGAGCCAAGAAACCCATCAAATATATTTACGCCCTTAATATGGTCTTGTATTATTTCAGATAACATTCTTATGGGTTTTTGTGTAGGATGAACTCTTTTATCTTTCTCCCCCTCTCTAATCATTCCGTTCCATAGTTGGTCATATATCCTAACAGGTGTGTGAAAACTACACCAAGCCATTTCCCCATCTGCAAAAGTATTTCTTATATCTGTTCCTGCTCTTTTATTCCATATTAACCATCCATCACTTGATGGTAAAAAATCGGTAAAATAGTTACCACCCCATATAATAAATTTATCCATATCTAAACTTATGCAAGTATTATAAAAATCTTTAGCTGTTTCCGTTGTATCATCTGCAATAACTTCTGAATATTTACCTTTTTTTGCTACTCCAAAATCTGCACCTACTTTATCATTTTTTACAACACTAATACCATAAGGTGGGTCAGTAAACACCATATCTACCTTATTACCATTCATTAGTTTTGCAACAGTATCACTATCTGTACTATCTCCACACAATAACCTATGACACAAATCACCCTTCTTTAACTCAAATAAATCACCTTTTACAATGTCTGTCCGTATCTCTGCTGGAGGCGCATAATCATCTTCCTTTGCTTCAAGATGTATTTCTTCTTCTTCTTCAAATGTAATTCCCCACTCTTCAGCCTGTTCTTCGTCTGTAAACTCTACTGACCATTGTCCGATGTTCCAATTAGATGCGTAGATATATCGTTCTCGCTTCTCTTCACTCCAATCCTTGCAGTCAATTACATATTTTGCAGGAATTGTTTTCCACCCAAGTTCACGCAATCCTTGAACCCTTTTGTTCCCCGCTATAACAAGGTTGTCTCTCGATGAGTCATATGCTATTTTATTTGCTTCTAAGAACTCAGGGTCTCTGTCTAACTTCTTTTTAAAATCATTCCATTCTGTATCTGATCCAGAGAATGGAAATGGGTTTTGAGGATTGATCCTCAACATTGATAAATCAAATACTTTACTCATTTTATTAAAACTTGTACACTTGTAATGGTTTCTTTACCATTAAACTGTGTTGTCTTGATTGTTACTCCAGCACATCTGACTTGAGTTTCAATCATGAATTCTGCGATTAGGTCTTGTATTTCTCCTTCAAGTATTTCTTTTGCTGAATATATTTCATTGATTGTCATTTTCTGTGTGTTTTTTGATTAATAATGCTGCCCATCTGAGCCACTTCATACATTCTTCATAATTGTTGTTGTATGCTTCAAGATTTGCTGCTGATATGCTTTGCAGTAATTTGCTTTTTTCTTTTTTGGTCATTCTATAAGTTGTCAAGATCATTTGGGAATATAAAGTCATCAACCAATCCATATGTCACATCTTTGTGCAGATAATACTGAACATAATCGAGAACAATGTCATATGTGTCTATTAATGCTGTGTGTTTCAGTTGCAGAAAATCAAGATATGTGTCAATGTGATCTCCAAGTTCTCCATAAAATATACGAGCATCACGCCAAAATGAGAAAGTATATTCCACCCAGTTCTTTCTCAGTCTTTTATTGATAATATCATTGACTTCAAATGCTGCTTTGACGTTTTTCAGAAATGTAGTTCGTGTTCTTGGATATTGGCGCAATAGAGAATCCATCGGAAAATCATCTTCATCCCAATTAAGAAAACGCATGAAGTCATTGACAGAGCGTGTTGGATGGTGTTCCTTTGTTGCTGATATCCAGAATAAAAGAGCAAAATTGATCGCATTGTTCTTGTTAAACAATGGATTTATCAATCTGTTTGAGTATCTTTTTGTATTACTCATTGAACTAAAGTTTGATAAATATACGAAATTAATTTAATATATGTCTAACTTATTTTATTAGATTTGTAAAACATGACAGCAAGACAATTTGCAGAAAAACTGAAGCTGTTCTCAGAGGAATGGCAAAACAAGAGAACAGAAATCGCTTTGAAGGCATCATTTACGCAGATAAACATTGCCAAACAGCGAGTCATTGACACAGGTCAATCCTCAAAAGGATCGCCATTCGGAACTTATGCACAATCAACGCAGAGATTCAAGCAACGTACTGGCAGAAAATCAACGACATCATTTCCTTTGATAAATTTTACTCAAACTGGTGAGATGTGGAGAAAGGTCTTGCCACAGATAACTGATGTCACAGGCGATTCTGTGACTATAAAAGCAGAGCCTGTTTCTGGTGATCGCAAAAAGGTTTTTGGTATTCATAATAAAAGGTTTGAAGATAGCAAAGGAAACTTGGTTGCATTAAACAAAGAAGAAGCAGACAACTTGGCAAACGATTACAAAGGTTATCTTGATGAACTTATAAAAAAGTATTTTGCATGAAAAGTAAGGCGTTGAAATGGCTCAAAGAATGGGCAGAAGAAGGTCTGTTCAGAATAGAAATAACAGAAGATAGACAAGTCATCTTCTGGATTATGGGAAAAGGCATAAACGTTACAAAATGATAAACAAAGCAATTGCACAGTTTCAAAGTGATCTCACATCTCTTGCATGGGTTGAGAATTATGGAGGCTTGACACACATTGTCAGCAATCCATCTATTT